AATCATCTCACCAGTTGTATCATCTACATTTGGATTACCTTCAGTGCAAAACTCTTCATCAACAAGTTCTGGGTTGCTTAGTCTATTTCTAATTTCAAGTAATTCTCCAATAGTCCTTTGCTTATTAGGATTATCCTGTGGTGCTTGATAATATTTATTTACTTTATCTATTAATGAAGGTTGTAAAGCTTGTACTTCTTTTAATTGTTCTCCTTCATCTATAAATATATCGTCAGATTGACTAAAAGTTTGTTTCACATCAATTGGTAAAGATACTTCAGCTTCGATCTTTTTTTGTTCATAATCTCGTTGTTGAAGCCATGTATCAAGCTGAGTTTTTACCAAAGCTTGCAATTCTTTAGCGTCTTCGGTTTTTTCTCCTAAAAATTTTAATTGAAACGTTTCATTATCTTTAGCTAATCTTTCTTGAAAAGTTTGTGTTTGTCCCAAAATCGACTGTCTAAAAGTTTGATCTTCTTTTCTTTGCGTATTTTGAAATTCCCGATTAAGCCTAGCTTCTTCTTCTCTAGACTCCATTTGTTTTTTAAAACGTTGATCATCTGCTTTTAACCTATCTTGACCTAGTTTAATTTGAGAATACTGACCTATCAATGAAGGCAATACTGCAAATAACTGTTCAAGTGCATTTGGTTTATATTCAGCCATAATTATCTCCTATGTAAATGTTATGTAGTCAGGATTGTCTTCACCGTACAATCTTTCTAATTGTATAAGTCTATCAATTAAACTGTTATCATAGTCTCTGCCAGCATCTTCATATCTGTAATCAGCAGACCTCATTTGATTTTGAAAGCTTAATAAACCGCCTGCCATATCACTTGAATATGCAGATCGTACATCCCCAATATTTTTAACAATGCCTCTGCTTTTACTTCCAAAACCCGAACCCATCATACTCATTAAACCTTGACCGCCAGTCATTTGGGAAATTTGATTTCCATATTGATTTTGCATATTAGAAATACCCAATCCAAAACTTTGTTTGGATGCGTCTTTATCTGTTAGCATTCTCTCGTATGCGTCTTGTACAACATCTCTATTTGGTAAAAATCCACTTAAAGACGGATCTACTTGTACACCTAAAGCTGATGCTCTATTTATTGCACTTTGATTTGCAAAATCTAAAGGGTCATATTCATATTGACCCGCAGGTGACTGTGGAGGATTTGAGGGTTGAGTTGATATATCTTGTGCAGTTCCTGCGCTTAAATTTGATAAATAATCTGGCATAATTAACTCCTAAGAAAACATGTTAGGTGATTTGTACTTAGGAAGATTCATAACATCAGAACCTTTAGGCATTGCCTTATTTAAAAGACCGCCTTTACTTCCAAGTAAAAAGTTTTTACCCATTGCACTCATTGCAAGATTCATAGCATTTTTATTCATTTGATCTTGTTCAAAGGCATAATAGTTTTCTAATTCATTTGCAAACCTACCTTCTCCAAACTCATCCATTGGATTCATACCTTCGCCTGTTAAAACATTCTTAGACATGCCAACTCTTGTATTCATGTAAGGTGCCATTTTTGTACCTACTTTACTGCCTAATAAACTGCCACCACCCGTTGCAATACCCGCAGCTAACAAACCAACAGGGCCTGTCAGTCCTAACAAACCAGTAGCACCTAAATAACCAAGCCCACCTCCAAGCATAGAACCAATGCTTCTAAACAATCCTCTTTTCTTTTTCTTCTTTGCCCTTTTTCCTTCAGCTTTTTCATAATTCTTTCTGTCTTCTTTAGCTTGCTTAGATAATGCAAGCATACTTGTGTCTGGTGCCATGATATTCTCCTAATAAATTATATTGCAGTTATTAAATGTCCTGTAAATGATACCCACTCATCAGATGTAGAACTGTATGTATATTGAGTATTGCCACTATTTTGCCAAGCAAATACTTCAACAATGTCATTTTTTTCTAATTTTATATCTGACGATAAATGATTAAATACCCATGTATCAGTTAATGAACTCCCATCCCAGGTTTGAACACCTTGTATCTTGTCACCTGAAGTGTGCATTCTGTTGGTTGTGCTTGTTGTTGTAGCAGAGTTTTCATTCTTAAATAAAGATATGTGATGACTGCTTTCTACAGGCCAATCTCCTGCGCTAGCATTAGCATTGCCATCCCAAAGTAATTTTGCATCAAAATGATAAATGCCACTAACTGGAGCAATAAACTGATAATTCGATACATGATCGTAATTACCTCCTACGTCATAAAGTTCAATGTCATATTTAATTCTTGTATACGTTTCATTTGCTATAGATTGTTCATCTAAAAAACCTGTTTGATGTACTCCAAATGCTGGAAGTTTTCTAAAGTATGGATAGCCACCTTTAATAACTAAATCGTTTTGAATGCTTATATTTTTATCTATATACATAGATCCATCTTTAGTCATAGAGCTTGACCATAAAGTTCCATTTTGTTTTCTGTAACGAATTAACATTCCACTTCTGTTGTATAATACTTCTTGACCCTCACGAAGTGATTGTGCAGACGGTGGCGTATGTACAATTTTAATTTTGTTTTGTTTAATATTTGTGAGTCTTCTAGAAGTTCTATCCATTATGAAGACCTTTTGTATAACATTCTGTATTCTATACCTATATCGTTTATGTATACTTTTCTGTTATTTGCTCCTGTATCCATCTTTAAAGCAACCTTACTACAAGTAATAGGCGCACTTGGAGTTAGTTTAACATTTGCCCAATTTGATGCAGAGGCTCCAACAGTTCCACTTAAACTATGAGTTGTACCGCCTTCTATTAATTCAAAATACCCTGTTAAAACATCATCGGATTTATATGTAATGTAAACCGCATATACTTTTTTAGATCTTGACGGATCGCCAAAATCAAATTCTTTTGTAATTAAATCTGAAGTCTTTGCTACATAAGAACGATAAAATTGAAAAAAATCAACTTGGCTACCTTCATCGTGAGCAATTAAAACATTATTGTTAGTATCAACTGGGTTTGTATTTCCATCATTAGTTATATCAAGAAAAGCTGTTACAGAAACAAACGTTCCTTTTTTCATATCAAAAATAAAACCACTTCCATTGCTTGATAAAGATTCAATAATATAAAGTAAAGAATCTTTCTCATCGTAAATAAGTGCTGTGTTTGTTCCAATGTTATCGGAAATTGTTGTAGGTGCTAATTTCCTTTCAGATAGATTTGTAATTTGATTTCCATTGTATAGAAACAAACCTTGATTATTTATCCAAACAATTCCGTATTGAGTTTTACAAACGCAATTATGATTTTGTACTCCCATGTATTTTTTAGAATCTTCCAAAAACCAATTGGCATCATCGCCACTAGCTATATTTATTATATCTACACTGTAGTCTTTAAAAGCAAGCAAACGATCAGCATAAGCCTCTAATGCAATATACTCTTCATTGTCACCTTTGGATGCTTCTATATAGTTTTCATAAGGAAATGTATCAAAGCGATTGGGCATAGAATACATAATCCTATCTTTAAAATTTGTAAGTGTAGCTAAAGCTTTGGTTGACCCTGTGTTCTCGTCTTTAATTGTAGGGTTACATACAAAGACTCTATTGTTTGCAATTACTGAATCTTTCCAATGTTCTCCACTGTCTCCTATTGCATTGCTAAATGTAGCCGATGAGTATCCATTAAGGTTTTCAAATGTCATAAACCCAAGCTCTTTTATTTCAAAATTTGCAGTTGCCGTAGCAGTAGGACAATTGTACTGACTACTGCCTGCATCGTGCCACACTGTATACTCTTCTGAAAATTTTGTTCTGCACCCTTTAGTAAGGTCAATATCTACAAGCATAGTCCAATCTCTATCCTTGTCCTTTTCTCTAATGTAAATTCTTCCACCACTTATCCTGGGGTCAAATGGCCCTTTGGTAGATATATTTACTGATAAGCTTTTCATTGTATTTGCAGTAGAAATAGTATGGGTTGTTGTATAGAGTGTTGGCAATGATTCTTGATTGCCATCATAAATAAACGTTTCGGCAAACTCATACACTCCATCAATTATTGCTCCATCAACATCTGTATGCGTGCTTATACTTGTTCTAAAACCTGTGCCTGCACCTGGATATGTAGTGTTATTTGTAGGAGACGATACGCTTTCTGAAGCAAATAATGTAGTAGTTGGCGGTGCTAAAGTATTGTCTTTTGCGTAGTACCCCATATAAGAGTTTAAATCTGTACTAGAACTCGCAGCATCAAAGTGTCTTCTTTGTATCCAACCATACCATTGTATTTGACAACTGTTGCCTGTTGCAGTATCGCAACATCGTATAGCTTCATCAATAGCATAGTACAAAACTTTAGATGCAATAGATGTTGCACTAGATCTTAATGTAATTGCATTGCTTGACCAATTTGTGCCTGCAGTAAACCTTGAATACACATCAATTTTATGGGTTGCTGGGTTGGCTAATAAAAGTAAAAGCTCTCCTTTGTTAAATCCTTTTATAGTTGCAGGCCAAAAGTCTTGAGGCTCAGTTTCAATTGTAAACGGTATTGTTCTGTCAACCACAATATTGTTACTGTTGTGATCTACCACTTCATAAACGCCTTGTCCATTGGGATCGAAGCCATCTGCGCTAAAACTTGTTGCGGTAAGTAAAATTCTTGAACCCACAGGAAAAGAACTAGCTAAATTTTGCTGAGAGCCACCAACTTTGTATTCTAATTCTTTATACGCTCCTCCATTTACCCGAACTATAAATCCTGTTGCAGATCCTTCATTATTATCATCTCCTGTTATTGAACTTGTTTGTGACACTTCAACTGCATCTCTTACATTATCCGTCTCAAAATAACCAAGTCCATAGCCTGGTTCTACTTCAGTTATATTTGTATTGGAATAGCCTGAAATCTTGTTATTGGTTGCATCAGTGTTACTGTATGAAGGCGTAAGAGAACCTTGAAGGTTTACTGTTAAATTAGACACTGTCTGCTGTTCATTGTCTTGAATGTCTGCAGGGTCTTTAAGAGTATTTAAACCTCCACTAAAATCTTTAATCTGATAGATTTGTTTAGGCACTTATTATTTTACCTCCGTAGCTAGTTACCCCATCTACAATATCCAAAACCACAAGATTAAAATTTCCGTTTTCGTATATATCAACAATACCAACATTATGAGTCCAATTCGTAGGTCTACCTTTTAAATATTCTTTATTCATATCAGCTAAACATCCCATTGAATATGCCATGTGGGGGCCTGAGATGTGCGTGATGACTGCTTTTTGGGAGTCGTGGGTATGCCCATAGATGATGTTGCATCCCATTTGTAAGGCGTGAGTTCTTGCATGGGCAATTCCCAAGAAGTGTCCTCCATGATAAGCGTATAACTTGCTCCCGAAAACTTTAAAGACTTCACCATAGTCAAACCATTCGTATCCACGTTCATCAAATCTAAAGGCCTTTCGGGAATGGTAATGTTCAAGGTATGGGTTTTCTTCAACGAAGTGGTCAAACCATTTTTCGTGGTTTCCTTGTGCAAATTGTCTTTTTTTACAATTGACTTGGTCGAGAACTTTATCAATTCTGTCAATCCCTTTATTCCCTTCTTTGATTTCTTTATCAATAAATGGAAGTTGGTATTCAATAGGAGGACGTTTCTTTTTACGCCACTGCCAATGCGATACAGAAGCTCCATCAACAGTATCTCCAAGAAGTAGAAACGCTGACGGTTTTATTTTTTTGATTACATTCAATGCACATCGTAATGCCTTTTCATCATGGTTAGGAAAATGTATGTCTGGAAAGACAACAACGGTATCTTTTATTTTCATTTATCATCCGTATTTTTTAACGATTTCAATAAACTTTTCTACTGTACCTTTCCCCTTTGAACTGTTGTAATAGGTTTTCCATTGAGAAGCTTGTTCCTCTATGGTTTTAGGAAGTGCTTTTGGCACTCTCCTATAATGCAACCTACACATAATAATCTGCGCTGATATATTGGTCGTTAATATTTCTTCCCAATCTTTTTCTTTAGGTTCTAAGAAATAGTACCATTCCAACTTGCATGCAGAAGCCACCTTTTTCATTAATGACTCTCTGTATTTAAGATAGTTTTTACATATATCAACTGCGACCCAAGGTTCACATTGCCACATGCCCCTGGCTGGCCCTTTTATTTGTTTTAAGTATTCATATCTACTTTCAACTAATCCTGTATTATAAATAAAATGTTCTGCTTCAAGACTGTGCAGATCTATATCTTTTAAAGTAGTTTCAATTACTTCTTTTATTTGTTTGCTATTTAACAAATCGCTTTCCCCTGTTAAGCTTAGTAGCAATAACCATCTTACCATCTACGCCTTTTTCTTTTTACGTTTAGGCATAGTCTTTTTACGTTTTACTGCTGTTTTTTTTACTTTCTTAGGTCTTCCTTTTTGACTTCCATAAGTACCTTTTCCGTAGGGCATAGCAATCTCCTTATTTTTTAATTTTCTTTATTTTGCCATTATGCGTTCTAGCAAATTTGTGCGTTTTGGTCTCTCTAATTAATGTACCAGAGTAACGCTTTCCTCCCCACATCCAACTTACTTTTTTAGCCATTTTACCATTTCACCTTATGACTCCAATACCGAGCTGATAATTTGCTTGGCTTAGAATCCTGTGCATTATGTCTCGCATAATACGATTTACGTCTTGCTTTATCTTTAGCAGACTTAGGGTTTTTACCAGCACCTTTAACTCCTTGTTGGCCAAAGCGTATTAATTTGGTTGTACTGCCAACTTTTGCAACTACTACGTGAGACTTTTTAGGATGACTTGGAGTTCGTTTTGGTTTGTTATAACCACTAACGCCTGCTCTTTTAAGTTTGGAATCTTTTGCTTTAGCCATTAAGACACCTCACTTTTAACCATTCGAACAACTCCTGCCATTATATCAGTTATGCCATCTGCAAGTTCTTGAAAGAAAGGCTCTTCCCTTTGATCGGATACAAAAGGAATATTGATTGCTTTGTCCATCATAT